GCCAAAGAAAATCTGTATGATAAAAGACCTTTCTTAGGTTTACCAGCATACTATAAAGGCTTTAAAATACCAAAAAAGTAATATATAATTCTGTTTTGATGAGGAGTATTTCCACCACACCACAATACTCCTCGTCTAAACAGGATTATTTATGTTACAAAAAGTAAATTTTTTACCAGGTTTTAATAAACAACTAACAGACACTCAAGCAGAGGGTCAGTGGGTTGATGGTGATAATGTTCGATTCAGATACAGCACACCTGAAAAGATAGGTGGCTGGGCTCAACTTGGTGAGAATGATATTACTGGTGCAGCAAGAGCCATGCATCATATTGTAAATAGATCAGGTAACAAGTTTTCAATTATTGGTACAAACAGAATTTTATACGCTTATACAGGTGGTGTGTTCTACGATATACATCCAATTAGAGCGACAAATACTTTAACAAGTTGTTTTACTACAACAAATGGTTCAGCTGTTGTATCAATAACTTTTTCAGGAGATCATGGTTTAGTGGAAAAAGATATTGTCTTATTAGATAATTTCTCAACAGCAACAAACTCAAATTATACAGCTGCAGATTTTGACGATAAAAAATTTATGGTTACATCTGTTACCAGCTCAACAACAATTACAATAACAATGCCATCAGCAGAAACAGGGTCAGGTGCCTCATTATCTGGAGGAGTAAGAGTTCAGTCTTATTATTCTGTCGGTCCAGCTCAACAACTTGCAGGTTTTGGTTATGGTCTTGGACAGTGGAGTGGTACAGTATCAGGAGAAGCTATAACAAGTTTGAATGGTGCTATCAATGATACAACAACTACAGTTGTATTGTCTGATGCTTCTTTATTCCCAGGTTCAGGTACAAACTTTATTCAAATAGGTTCTGAAGAAATTTCTTACACAGGTAAAAGTGGTAACACATTAACAGGTGTTACAAGAGGTGTAAGAAACACAACAGCGGCATCGCACTTAAATGGAGCAACGGTTACAAACTCATCTGATTATATTGCATGGGGTGAAGCAGCATCTGGAGACTTAGTTATAGATCCAGGTATGTGGTCTATTGATAACTTTGGAGACAAGATTATTGCACTTATACATAACGCACAAGTTTTTGAATGGGATTCAAATGCTACAAACGCTGTAGCAAATAGAGCAACTATTATATCTGGTGCACCGACTGCATCAAGAGATATGTTAGTATCAACACCTGATAGACACTTAGTATTCTTTGGAACTGAAACGACAATTGGTGATCCAACAACACAAGATGAAATGTTTATTAGATTCTCTAACCAAGAAGATATTAATACTTACACACCTACAGCGGTTAACACAGCAGGTACACAAAGACTTGCCGACGGTTCTAGAATTGTAGGAGCTGTAAGAGGTAGAGATGCAATATATGTTTGGACAGATACATCTTTATTCACGATGCGTTTTGTTGGTCCACCATTTACATTTGGTTTCCAACAAATAGGAACTAACTGTGGTTTGATAGGACAAAACGCAGCCATTGAAGTTGATGGTGCAGCTTATTGGTTCTCAGAAAATGGTTTCTTTAAATACTCTGGTAATTTAGAAACTATGACGTGTTTGGTAGAAGATTTTGTATTCAATGATTTAAATACAACAGCATCACAACTTATTAATGCTGGACTAAATAACTTGTTTGGTGAGATTACTTGGTTCTATTGTTCAGAAGGAGCAACAGTTGTTGATAGATGTGTAACTTACAACTATATGGAATCAACACCTAACAGACCTATCTGGACAACAGGCACATTAAACAGAACAACGTGGCAAGACTCTTCTGTATTTGGTAAACCACATGGAACTGATTACGATTCAACAGGTACATCTTACGATGTTGTTGGTAATACAGATGGTGCAACTACATACTACGAACATGAAACTGGCACAGATCAAGTAAAAGCTTCTGCAACAACAGCTATCACAGCAAATATAGAATCAGGAGACTTTGATATTAGTCAAGGTGGTGATGGTGAGTTCTTTGCAAAGATTAGAAGATTCATACCTGACTTTTTATCTCAAACAGGTGATACTCAAATAACATTACAATTAAGAAATTATTCTAACGACTCACAATCAGGGTCACCCCTTGGTCCATTTACGATTACATCGTCAACAAGTAAAGTAGATACAAGAGCAAGAGCTAGAGCCATATCTTTGAAAGTAGCAAATACCGCAGCTTCTCAGAATTGGAAACTTGGTGGATTTAGGTTAGATATACAACCAGACGGAAGAAGATAATGGCAAAGATAACGGTAGTATTTACAAGACCTAGTAAAGAATACAATCAAGCTGTAGCTGATGCTTTGATTAGGGATCTTGATGGACTTGTAGAAAAACTAAACTCTACCTTTCAACAAGATCTTAAAGAAGAAATACAAAGACTAAACTTTTTTACAGGAAATAAAAATGGCCAATAGGTATAAGAACGCAAACTTTGATTTAACAACAGATACACTTACAGATATTTATACTGTACCATCTAATTCAAGAGCCATTGTACAGAATCTACATGTTGCAAACGTTGGAGCAGGTAACACAGAGATAAAAGCTTTTATATATGATAACTCTGAAACTAGATCGTATCAGTTTGCAGAACATACTGTAAATGCAGGTAATTCAAAATCAGTAGCTGATGGTGTAATTATATTAGAAGAAAACGATAAATTACAGGTGCAAGCAGCTTCAGCCAATATATTTGAAGGCACAGCATCAATACTAGAATTTGATAGAACATAGGAGGAAGATGAAAGTATTACACCCAGAAAAGATCATAGAAACTATATCTAATCTAAAGACAGGTGAGGTATATGCGAATGATCAAGAATGGAAGGAAAAAGGCGTAAAAGAAGAAGACATCAGAAGAGATGTCAAAGTTATTATGCCTAGCCTTGATTTATTTGGAAAAACCAAGTAAAAAGGAGGTTCCAGGATTAAAAGCCTGCCTTAACAATTTAGCTAAATTATGACAATATCAAGAGGACAGATGAATAGACAATTATACGAAGGCGGTGGAATCATGAGCCTTTCGAAAGAAGGTATTGGTGGTGGTGACTACAAAGGTTACGACATGGGTAGTCGAACAGGTTTTGGTATAATTAAAAAAATTACTAGAAGTGCTAAAAAAGCTGTAAAAGGTGCAACCAAAGCAGTTAAAGATATTGCAAGTTCTGATCTTGGTAAAGCTGCATTGTTATATGCAGGTACAGCAGGACTTGGAGCATTAGGCGCAGGAGCTGCGAGAACATCTACTGGATTTGGTGGTATATTTAATCCTACTAATGTTTTAGGAAATTTAGCAGCTAGTGGTAGAAATTTAGGTATTTTAAAAAGTATTCCAGACTATGGAAACGTTGCACAAAGATCAGGACCTCTTGCTAAATTTTTTGACAAACCTTTAAGCTCACTAGCGAGTGTAGTAACAGGTGGTGGCGACAAAGGCACAGGAATGGGCAACATAGGTAAACTAGCAACATTAGGTGTGGTATCTACTTTCTTAACAAAAACACTTGGTATGCCACCAGAACAAGCTGAAGAAGAAGTTGCTAGAGATCCATCAAAATATTTAGAATTATATTATAGAAATTTAAATCCACCAACTGCAGATACTAATTCAGAAGAGTATGAAGCACAGGTTAGAGATTTTGTTACAACAAACACATCAGAGTATGCTGTGGGTGGTAGAGTAGGTTTTGATGAAGGTTCACCAAGATTTAATATTGATGATATTAATTTTGATGCTATGCAAGACATAATGCCTAAATTAGAATTAGAAGATGATATATCAATTCCTATGCCTAAAGTAGAAGAAGACGATATATTAATTCCTGGGCCTGATGGTGAAATTAAAGTTAAACCTTTAAAAGGAATAGAAAACTTACAAGCCAGCGTTCAATACGAACTTCCTTTTGAAAAACCTTTGTTTGTTGTAAAACAAGCTGGAAAATTCTTTGGAGTATTTGAACAAAAAGATGGATCTAGAATATTATTACCAATGGACAAATCTGGAAGCAGATTAAATTTAGCTAATGCAGGTCCAGTATTACCACCAGATACAACACAACCTGTAAATCCTTTTGGTCCAAAACCAGGAGACTTTGGAATAGAAGAAGACATTCCAATA